ACAGCAATATCTCCCAAGACCTGATCGAAGGCTTCACTTTTCTTGGCTTCTGCATCTTGTCCACGAGGTTTGCCATGAGATGTTTTGGATCGACCGCCGCCTGAGATCGTTGTAACTGTGAATGAAGTCACATAGGCACCAGTGTCTACAGGGGAGATCATTATGGCTTTCTCAGCCATCTTCTCAAGAAACACATCCCTGACTTCATTGAGTTGGGTTTCAACCCGTTTGACAAGCTGAGAGATACCAATCTGCATATCAGTCCCTCACTTGAAGGAGGTAGCACATCACATTGTTGGCAGACTTGATTTCACTCACCTTGACGATGTTGACCGTATCACCTTCACCAATGATCTGGTCAGTGCTATCAGGAGCAGGTGTCGTATTGCCATTCACCAGCTTATCTGATAGAACCACACGACGATCACCACGAAGGATGTTGTTCTCATCAATCATGTCTGGCGTGTAGTCGTAGAAGTAAGCCCTGACGCTGTAATCCGTGTTGGTGGTGGTCAATGTTCCAGTGGCAGCAGAGTAGGCAGTCATAGCCCTCTTACGAAGAGTGACCGTCCTACCATGCTCTTTAATCAGCGAGCGGAGTGTATTAGGATCAAAAGCCATTACTCGTAATCAGGGAGATAGCTTTCCCCTGCCTCCGGGTTGTCAAACTGATTGACAGCGAACTGCGGAGCAACTCGATCCGTGTTGGCATTTGCAACGCCCATAGCCGCTTGAGAGATACCCCCCGCAGAGACGCCCAGAGCGCGCCCAGAGGTCCGCTTACCGAGAGCCTCCATCTGGGTAGCCAAGAGCGTGTATTGCTTGCTACGGTCGCTGTAGGAGGCTTGCAGAGCACCATCCAGTTGAGTGTCAACCAGACGGGAGAACTTAGCTGCCACAAGACGACAAGACCAAGCAGCAGCGTAGTAGACATTGTTTCCGTTCTGCGACAGACCGAAGAAGATTTCTTCATCCTGCAAGAGTTGGTCATTCGTATCGGTATCACCAACAAGAAGACGAACGGAATTGAGACGGCCTGAAGCAGCCGTGGTATTCAAATCACTAGCATTGTAACTCCAAGCCATCTCAACACCTATACACCATATTCTTTGCTGAACGTGTGTCGCCAGTTACGGATGATACCAATCTGACGAGCCTTGATCGAACTGAACTTGCACTTCCGGTGCTCATACTCTTTTTGGGTCTTGGCCTTCTCTTTGACAACAGCATTGTATTTCTTCACCATCACATGAAGCGATTCAATGTCCAGATCGTCAAGACCATCACCAATCTTGGTATTGTCAACAGAAGCCTCTAGTTCCTCATCGTGGTAAAGAAAGCCTTGGTTATACATCGTAATGATACGATGGGCATCCATCTGCATTTCTTTCCATTTGAATACTGAGTCCACTTCCCAGACGCGACCCCGTGCTTGGATTGGGATTTTCACAAACACGGGGCGGTCGAACTGGAAAGGGATAGCACTGTGTCGGGCCATGCTATCCTCCCAGATTAGGCGACGATGGTCGCGAAGAAGGCACCCATTTCGGCAGCAACGACCTTGTGGGCATACGCCATGTTGGCTTCGAGCATTTCGGCAATGCCCTGAACGCGCAGGAAGTCACCCGTATACGAACGGATGTCGATGCCATAGCCCGACGCATTGTCCAGTTCGTTCCAAGTGAACGTGTAGCCAGCCGAGGGAACCATCAGGCCAGCCGAACGGGGACGGTAGTAGAGAGCAGCCGACTTGCCACCGATGAACGAGTTCGACTCCGTGTCACCCTCTTTCGCCGTGTTCTTGACCGACTCCATGACGAGGAACTCTTCCACGCCAAAGATTTCAGCCAGCTTGGCATCCGTGACAAGAGCGGTGTTCGTAACCGTTGCGCCACCATTCAGACGATCAAGGATGTCCGGGTGGTTGACGAGCACATCACGAACTTCTTTGCCAACAACCATGACGTTCGGCTTGAAGCCACCCGACTTGAGTTGGACAGTCCGCATCGCAGTCGTAACGTCAACGATGGGGGTCGAAGCCGTATAGTCCGACCACTGCTTGACTTGGTTGGTCGTCGGGGTGCCAGCAACACCAGTGTAATCCGTGGACCACACCGAAGCCTTGAAGAAGCTGTCAGCCCACTTGATCTCACGGTCGATGAGCAGTTGGTGCGTCAGCATCTGAGCGCCAGCGGCACGGATGTCGAGAGCGGCATCTTCGTTGGCAAGCGTCTCGAAGTCAAAGTCCGTCGAGATCGAGTAGACCTTCGCGGTGTAGCTGTCGCTCGACACAGCCATGCCAACACGGGGCGACATGGTGCGGGGAGCGCGCTCTTGCACTTGGCCCGTGCGGTTGAAGTGCTCACGGTCATACTCATAGTATTTGTCGGTTTTCTTCGACACCGGAACATTGGGGAACACACGATCCGCGATAAACGACGTAGAACTTTGCAGGAAAGCAATCGTGATGTTGGTAAGCGGCTGATCGATATGAACAGCACTCGGGGTGAGCATAGCCATCTTTGTATTCCTTTACTTAACTAGATTAGGCCGTTTTCTCAGCGCGCGACAGTTCGATGGTCACGATGCGACCCGAAGCGCCATCCTCAAGGGCATACCCAAGGATAACATCCGAGGAAGCAGCCGAGACCGCCTTACCGTCAGCATCCGAAGCGATATCATCGCCGCGCGAGAAGGTGCCACCGCAGAGGACAGTCACACGACCGTCATAGGCAACCGGGATGGCTTGGTTGGCACCCGTAGCACCGAAGAGAGCAACGCCATCCGTGCGGAGGCCATCGCCCGTTTTGTCAACTTGACCGTCAGCAGCAAGCGTGACGAAGGTGAACTGCGTAATCACAGAACCCGAGATGTAGGTGCGGGTCTGCATGTTTTCCGTGAACGCCATTTTAATGACTCCTGTTACTTCTTGTAGGTTTCTTTGAGAAGGGCTTTACCTTCTGCGGTTTTGATAACGGCAGAGTAACCTTGCTGGAAGGTCACACCTTTTTCAGCCGAATAGGCTTTAGCCAGTGCTTCGAGTTTGGCATCGGCGGAACCGAAATCACCGTTCGCATCCGACTTACCAACTTCCGACATCATGCCTTCAAACAGTTTGTCAGCAGCACGAAGCATTTCGATAAGTTCTTGGTCATCACCAATCGACTTCAGCAGTTTACCGCGTTGGTCAGCCGTTCCCTTGAAATTGGGCAGCACCTCGTCGGCACGTTTGCGGAGTTCTTCAGCCGCACGGGCTTTCTCGACCTCTTCTAGTTTCTTCAGGATCGGAGCGGGGATGCTCGACTTCGCAATCATCTCACCGTCAACTTCGATCATCTCAGCGGCCTTCTCAACCGAACCCTTCTTGAGTTCTTCGATCTGGGCTTGAAGCGAAGCAATTTCCGACTTGAGGAGTTCGCACTCAGCTTTGTAGGACTTACGAGCGGGCTTCTTGTTGCCCATCATTTCTTCCTCGTCATCCTCCATCTCGTCGTCCATCATCTCATCTTCGCTCATTTTCTTATCGTCATAAGCCTTGAGAAGTTCGTCTTCAGTTTGGATTTCATTTTCCATTGGGGTTTCCCTTTTGAACAAAGCGACGGTTGCCGATTTGTTGGCAGGAGAATCTACCAGCGACACCTCGTCAAGTTCCAGATCAAGGAGTTCATTCATTCATTTTCTCCCGCTTTGCACGGCCCCCAATACTGAAGGCTCGTAGTTCTCCAGATTTGACCTTCTGCCAAACTGCATCATCGTAGACTTTACAAGCTACAATCCAGCCTTCACGGTCACTCTGGATGCCAAGGGCGTCTGCGATCTCTTTCGTCAGAGGAAGGGAGTGAATAAACTCTCCAACCTTACCGCCCATGTGCATTTCTTTTGTCACCCTAGTAGAAAGCATGAACTCAGTAGCAGCTTTCATCAGGGTTTCAGGTTTGATGACATCACCTTGAGAGTCTACAACAGGGACACCCTTTTCAGTGATAACGGAGGCCCATCCCCAGACAATACGCTGATCGTCATCTGCTTTGAGGATTTGGCCTTGAATACTTGCTTTGGTCAGATCAGACACCGAAGTTCCAGCCTCCCACATACGACAAGACCAATACCTAGCCGATGTCTTATCTTTCGCAGTATCGCAACTATGCCTAGAGCGGAAATTGGCTCGGGCTTCTGGATCATCCCTACGGATTTCCATGTTAGGATCACCGAAGGTCACACGCTTGACCCTATCGCCATCCTTGACGTAGACACCAAACTTTTTGGTTGATCCAGAAGGAAGGCGGAAAGGTTTATCCAGAGGGACTGTCTTGCCTTGATATTCCGCTTTCTCGACGCCCTTGGTAGCCATAGGATGCCCTTCTGGAAGAAGATCAGTGTCGTGCTTTCCAGAGCGGAACTTTCCGTTGCGAATGGCACGGAGGAAGTTGTTCACCCGAGCCATAGCCCATTGTTCAGGAGAGGAGACGTTGGGACGGACACTTTCAGGATTGGTCCTATATGCCCCAACGCCCCTGTTGTAGACTTGACGAAGGGTTGCAGCAGTCACCCTACCCTTATCGCCATGCTGTTCATTGTGCTCTGTAGCCTTGTCTCTGAGGGTCTGCATATCGACCTTCTCGACTTGCTTGGAGCGAGACCATGCAGCAGCCATAGCCCGACCTTCATCCTGAGTATCCTCATAGACAGAATTGAAGACGTTCCTGAAAACGCTTTGCTGCTTGGCAGAGAGTTTGTCCCTTACAGCTTTAGGGAGATCGGAATTGGCTGCATATGGCATGATTACGAGTCTGCTTCGATGCCGATGAACACGAGACGAACCGTGGCACCCGTGGCACCCGGATCAGCCGAGATGACGATCTCAACTTCATCCGCAGTGGTGGTAGCACCCGTCGAGGTGGTCGAACCCGGACCCATCGCACGGACACCGTTACAACCGAAGATACCTTTGTAACCAGTCGTGTTGAGGGCAATCGAGGCACCATCAACATACGAGTCAGTATCAGCGTCATCGCCGATGTCATTCAGGTTGACAGCGTTGGTCGAGGCGGTCGTGACTGTCACGCTGACAGCCATCGGGATGAAATTGACGGGCATACCAATCGAGGCTTCCTTGCCAGTCGTAGCGCCGTTGGCAACCGTGATCGAGGTCGTGTAGGTGGACAGCTTGAAACCTTCGGTGCCAGACGAAAGGACAGTCATGCCGTCCCGAACCTTGACGTTGCGGAGCAGTTTGTTCCAGAGATTAATCATAACTCATTTCCTTTGTATGATTCTTAATTGAGTTGAGGGATGATAAGGACAGTCTCGTTGGTATTGTTGGGGAAGGTCTCTACCGTAGTGTCTGCGTAAGTCACTTCAAACTCAACGTAGTAGGTTCCCGGAGTGTCTGTATCACCTGCTTGCCAGTCATACTTGACAATACCACCAGCAGCATTTACGATGGTCATCGGTTCATCAATGACAACTGATCCACCAACTGCTTTCATATGGAACCTGACAGAAGCGCCATTGATATTGACAGCAGTTCCGTTAGAGTCTTGCAAGGTTGCTTGGATTGACGGAGAAGTATCAGATTGCTTGATTGTAAAGGCCATCTATTTCTACTCCGTTTGGTGTTCCAGAGACAACAGCGTTGTTTGGTGTTCCAGTGAGATTGGTCTGATTGAAGGTCTTGCTTAGTGCAGTCTGATTAAAGGTTTCTGTAATCAGGGTCTTGGTGGTTGAGTTTGAAGTAATCGAGACCACTCGTCTTTGGCTAGTATATCCAACACCAGTTGGTGCAATGCCAGCCACAACAATCACAGAAACAGGTGGCTGTATTGTTTTACCTGCATTGATCTGAGGAGCGATTGGTGCTATGTTCAGATTGGCAGCAGGAGGTTGGACAGAAGCCCCAACGAAGATTTGGGGTTGTAACGCTACAAGGGTAATGTTTGCAGAAGGAACTGCGACTGATTTACCAGACGAAACAGAAGGGGTTTGGACAACCAGACTTATGTCTACGACGGGAATTAGGAAGGACTTGCCAGCATTGATGCTTGGTGCTTGCCCTGAGAAAGTTACATTCGCAGGAGGAACATTGACTGTCTTACCAGCGTTGATTACAGGTGCGTTAGCAGCAACCTGAGTGTCAGCAGCAGGGACAAGAACAGACTTACCAGATGCAACAAAAGGTGCTTGTGCAGCAATTTGTATATCAATAGCAGGGACTGAAACACTCTTGCCAGCACTTACAGTTGGTGCTTGAGCAGTAAGATCAATGTTTGCAGATGGGACAAAAACAGCAGTGGTGATGTTGACGAAAGGTGCAACTGCTGCAATCGCAGTGTCAGCAGCAGGAACAAAGACGCTCTTACCTGCACTTACTGTCGGGGCTTGAGCCGCAACAGAGATATCTGCAAAAGGAACAAGGACAGATTTGCCTGCGTTGATAGCTGGTGCTTGTGCTGCAATAGCGATATCAGCAGCAGGGACAAGGACTTGCGTAGTAATGCTGACAAAAGGCGCTACAGCAGCAATCGCTTCCTCT